AATGACAGACTCTCCATGTTCGGTCTGGATTTTCTTCGGATAACTGCCATTCCGGTATAATCCGCAAATCCAAATTTCCGCCGAATCCGGAACGAAGCGTTCAATTTTCAGGCAAAAGAACAAAACGAAGCGTTCAAAAAAAAGGCTGCACACAACACTTATAAAGCCGGAACAAAAGGTAAATGAAGACCTCTGTTCCGGCTTTGTTCTTTCATAAGAACACTTTTAGAATGGCATTCTAATGCAAATCGAGCAACTTATTTAAGCAGCCATTTTATCAATGTAAGAATCTTGCTTTTTGAATAGCATTATATCTGTGTAACCTGAAGAATAATTCATGTGGGCATTGAATTCTCTTTTTGTGCAGCCTTCAAATGGATTTCCGATGGTTTTATTTGCCCCGATCCACTCACACAATTCAATTATAGATGATTTGTTTGATGTAAAATAAACGAATGAATGACCTTCGAGGACTTTTAAAACATCTAAGTAATCGGACATACGCCAATACATGTTGTACGTTCCGACATCAGTGGATAGATAAGGAGGATCAATTAAAAACACCACTCCAGGTACGTCCTTATATTGATTATAGACTTCTTTGTAGTCGCATGAAACGATTTCCAGCCCTTCCAAATAGTCCAATGATTCAGGGTATCCATTCTTACGGATATTGTTATAAAGAACTTCCTTGCTCATTTCCTCCACAGACAACTTATATTTCATAGAGAACATAAGGGATGACGATATAGTAATGAAATCCACGTACCCCACACTCGCTTCCTCTTCTTCAATACGCTTTAAAACGCATTCCCTCAGCTTTCCTTTGATTGCCTTATGTTTGGGTACCGAATCCCCTACCAGCGTTCTAATGTCGGCTAAAAGCTTATTTGTATGCGGAATATGAGCCAGCCTAAATCGGTAGTTATCAAAATCGTTATAGACAACAGTGGAAGTTGGTTTCATTCTTTTGGTAATATGGGAAAGTAACCCCGAGCCACCAAACAGATCCACAAAAACGGTATCATCAGGAAACTGCTCCAATACCTTTATAAATTCTTTGGCAAACATTCTTTTTTGGCCCACAAATGGCAGCGGTGCCGACAGATTCATTTTCGTCATACGTTCAATTCAAATTTAATATTTTCAACTCCGGATAACAGTTCCAGAGTCCGGTCAATGTTATTTTCATATATATGCACATTCCCAAGGTTAAGAGTTATGGATTTCAAAGGAAGTTCCACCTGTCTTGCCATCAGATAAAGATGATAAATATCAGCCGGAAGCCCAAGGTTGGCATCAGAACTGCGCTGGTATGCGGATAATACCAGTTCCCCCTCATCAATCTGGAACTGCACAAGGCTCAGGCAGGGTGCCTGGTTGCTTTCCACCCCGGTCTCTCCAAGGAACAGAACATAGTTCTTGCTGTTGCGTTTTTCCTGGTTAATCTTGGCTATAAGGGGTGGAAGCTTTTCAAAGTAAGTGGGGTAGCTATTCACAAGGGTATGGCCACAATAGTCCCACCAGGTAATACCTGCCTCCTTGTATCTTTCCACATCCCGAATACCCTGCATAAACAGTTTCAATTCTTCTTTCAGTTTCTTTCTGGCTATCCCATGGCTTTCAAATATATCAAGTAAATCAGCCGGGGTCAGCATGAGCCTTTCGTTCAATAGGTATTTGATACAGCCTTTCTTGTTGGTTTGGGTCTTGCCCGTTTGGAGTATCTTGTCTAATGTCTGGTAATACTTATTCATAAGCTATTGATTTTTGTTTGTGCAAAGTTAGCCCCATCAGACAACACAAGGTATCTCCAGCACATCCATCACACTGCACCGAGCGTGCAGTGCTTTCCAAACCGTTTGATAATGTCATACACCTTGCGTTCGCTTACAGAATATTTATTTGCCAAAAACGCCACTGCATAAGTGGTCTTCTCACCCCGGTTTTTCATGACCTCATACTCTGTATATAAGTCTATAAATCGAAGGTCATCTTGCTTGCCGCCCAAACTTATAAGCAATTCAAGCGGTTTTCTGTTAAATTTAAGTGCTTCAAACAATGTCATATTCAATCATTTTTGTACTTTTGCAATGCCAATCATTTATTTAATGCGTAAAAACGCCACGAGAGTGCGGCAGAGGGCATTGCCCCCGGTCGCGCACTCTCGTGGCGTTTTGTGTTAATAAATGATTGGCGTCTATATTAACAGGCCGGGGGCTTTTTTTATCCCTCCCCCGAAGGGATTGTCAATCATTCAATCCGGTATAATTCCAAATTGAACTTATCCTTCTTTTCCCAGCCTTCAGCCAGAACCTTCTGGATATACCTTACCGCTTTCGTATAGAAGTCTTTCAACTCATCTAACCGGCTAAAAGTATGGTATTCGGGCTGTTCATCCGAACCAAACTTAAACGTCACTGGCAGGGTTTCTCCGCCCGTCTGAACGGCCAAATCGTATGCTGCCTTATAGTTGTACTGGTTCTCCACAGAAAGCCATACATGGGCACCCTTATAGGTGAATCCGGACAGGATAGCTGCATCAGTCTGGCTGTTATACCAGGACATTACCAATGTGCGAATTTCCTCGCTGGTAGGTTTATGGTTAAACTCCTCTTCCATGTAGGAGGCAGAGCCGTTCTCTTTCTCCTGCACATCCCAGCGGATGCGCCATTTGTCTTTAACCGGGTTCGTGCATTCCATCAGCTGAACGCCAGCACTTCCTTCAACTCTTCTCATGTAAAAACGTATTTGGTTCTACCTTTTCCGAAGGTTTCCGTCTTGATGGTCGTTTCAAACGGAAAGCCATCCGGCATTTCTTTCACTTGTGCGAGAATATTCTTCATTTCCTCGCTGTTGGTGAAGAATTTCTTTGCCTCGCCGTCCACTTCGATGGCCACAATACAGCGGTCTTCTCCCTGCTCGGTTTTGATACCGGTCTCGAAGTCCTTCACTACGATCGGTAAGTTTACCAGTTCCCGGATGCTTACCACCACGCCGGGAAATCGCTTCTTGCCGTCCTCCGGCTTGTAAGCGACATTCAAGTCTTTAAAACTTCTCATTTCTTTGCCTGTTAATTTTTTAAACAACTTATTACAGTCGGCGTGTTTCGTCATGCCGTAGAAACTGGCAATCAGTTCTCGCCGTCTTTTTCTCGATTTTACCTCGTGCATCTTCCGGGCAAACTTCTGCTTGATACGTTTCCGCAATCTCACATAGTCAGGACGAATAACATAGCCAAGGAAATCAATGCCTTCTTCTACAGGGAATACCCGTTCATTCGGCTTAATTTCCAAGTCTATTTTCTCCATTTGCCCGTGAATAACATCACGAATCTTCCACAATTCCGCTTTCGTTTTACCGAGTACCAGTCCGTCATCGCAATAGCGGTAGTAATAACGAACCCCGTACCTATCCTTCAGATAGTGGTCTAAAAATACAGACAGAAGCAGGTTGCCTGCTCCTTGTGAACTGCGCAGTCCAAAGCTGATACCTTCCGGCAGCAGTGTCACGAACCGCTCCAGCAGCACCAACAGCCTTTCATCCTTGAATACCCTGCGGAAACACCACATCACAAAATCCTGCCGCACATTGTCGTAGAACCTGCGGATGTCAAACTTGTAGGCATACAGCGTGCACTCCGGGTCTTTTTGCAAATCGGTACGTATGCAGTGCATCAGATCATGAGTGCCACGTCGTTTAATGCTGGCCCCGGTAGTCCGGATATAGCGTTTCTGTAGGTGACGGTCCACCACGTTCATTACGGCATATACTGCGATGCGGTCATACATGGATAAAATCTGCAGGATGCGACTTTTGCCATACTCTTTGATTTCCGTCTCATGGTATCCACCAAGTTGAAACGAACCATTTTCAATGGCAGCAGTAAGTTCGGATATAACCTTCTCCCTACGGGCAAGCAGTTTTTCCCCTTGAGTGGACTCTTTACGATCGGTTCCACGCAGTACGGCATCGAATGCCTCCGACATATTGGAGTATTCGATGATTTCCTCTATGATGTATCCTTCCCTGCGCATACGGTTCTGCTGTTGGTTTGTAAATACGGAAGATAAGGGCCTTCCTTTCCCCGGGTCTGACTTCTTCGAACTGATAACAGCCTACCAAACTCCACCCGACGCGTGATTTTTCAGCTTTCCACCCTAATGGGTGCTGTTGCTGTGGCTTGCTTCCCTCGGCACTGCATTGGGGACACGTCCCCGGTGCTGTACGCCGATTAATTAGATTTCCAGACGCGAGCCGACATTCGCATTCGTGTTCGAAGCATCGTTATTCGCATTCGCATTCGACACACCGCCATTCGCGTTCGCATTGTTGTACCCGCGATAGACCACACGGACTGTGGCGGTACTTATCCAGTACATGTCGGTATAGTAGGTAGAAGATGATCCGTTCAAATTACCTACCGGAACCATGTCCATATACTTGCCGTGCGCCACGCCTGTAATCCACTGGCCGCTGTCCTTCTTGCCCTGCACCATGCGGATACTGCCGTCAGGCATCCAGATGCGCCATTTGCCCACGTTGCCGCTGTCGTTTGGCAGGTCCACGCCGTCCATCATGTCATACTTGTTGCCGTAGATGTCTTCATAGCCCAGGCAGCAGATATTGTTCACCTGCACCACAGTCGCCTGTCCGTATTCGTCCCGACTCTTATACCAGGCATACTGGTGCACCAGGCCGTCAATCAGCGAATTCGTGATTTTGTTGTTGATGGCATACGCTTCATCGTAGCCGATGGTGTCTGTCATCCCGTGTTCTGCCGTTCCGCCTGTTGTTCGGTTGTTGGTATGCAGTCCGGCGCCGCACTGTTCCTGCATATCCCTGCGCCCGTACCGTGCATAACTCAGATTCGCGATGCGGCTGTGCATCAGCGCATCTATCTGCTGCATACCACGCTGCTGGCTGTAATAGTGGAAGTCCGTCCAGGTCATACTTGCCGTGGTCGAAGCTCCGGTTATGCAGGCACGCAGCTTGCTGCCCACTACTGAACTGCCCACAACGGCACACAGATGCTCCTCATTGGCTACCCAATCCGGTTCCATGTCCTCTATCTTGTCGCTGTGGCTCAGTACCACGCAGTCAAACTCTGCCGTGTTCAGGATGGAAAAATGCAGGGCTGTAGCACGTTCCGGAACGTCTGCTATCAGATACATGCCGGCTTCAAATTTCAAGCCGATGGTCGGCACCACGACACTCTTCAGCACGTTGCCGTCCGCATCTGTAAATACACTGCCGACAAGTCCCGTGCCGGGAACGCTCGGAAAGCGGACGCGCCTGTAGCCGGATACATCCACCTTGCATACGGAATAGGCCTTGTCCGTCGTATAGGATTCCTTCAGCGTGGGTTTGCCGCTCATGATCTTCCGCTCACCCAGCCAACCGCCCTGCGTTTCCTTGATGGCATCCAGCGTCAGTACCGTCGCTTCCGGAACCGGAGGCATCTCGTTCTCCGGATAATCGCTGTAACAGTCGTATTCCTTGTTGTTCAGATAATCATTGATACCCTTGCTCCAGAAGAACGGCTCGTACATCATCCAGTCCCCCTCGCTGCCGTCCAGCTTCGCCACCGTACAGTCGTTCATGTCCTCCGCATCGGCATAGAAGTTCGAACTTTCGTCATGCAGGGGGAAATAGGTCATCTCCCCGTCCGGGTTGTTCACATCCACCTGCTGCCCGGCCATCTCCACCTTCCGGCTCGTGGGCATCTTGGTCACCTTGGCCAATACGCGGTGGCGCCGCTTCATGATGGCCTTGATGTGCCCGCTCATCTCATACCTGTTTCCGAACCTATACCCGGTTTTGTTGTCCAGGTTCGAGATGTTGGCATCATCCGCCACACTGCAGTCACGCTCGATCATCGTATAAGGCGGCTGCTTGATGGTCAGTTCCGGATAACGGGCGGCATACTTCTCCAGTTCCTCATCGGCCAGATACTTCGTCAGGGTCAGCTTACCGCGAAGGCCCGAGTGGCGGTCATCCACCGCACCCGTCTGCGTGTACGTTCCGTAATCGAAATACTTCTTCAGCAGGCTTCCGTCGTCTTCCTGGTCTATCTCCAACACAAAGCGCTCCAGCTTGCCGCTGCCGTTCAGTTTGGCCTGGTGCAGGCGTTCCAACATGGCAAACCCGTCGATGCCGGGGCATCCGGTAAATTTATAACCCTTCACATTGTTGATTCCCTCCAAAACAAGACCATCATCAGTCAGTTTAGTAAGGTATTCAAGGAACAATTCTTCAATGGTTTCCGGCAAAGCCAATTCGGTAATCGGAGAACCGGTAGCCAGTTGGATACGGGTAAGCCCTGTACCTCTTACATCCAGCTTTTTCAAACGAGCCTGGCGGCTAAGATTAAGTGAAGCAAAATTTCCGTTATCTCCATTTCGAGCCAACAGGTTATTCCGCATGTTCAGTTCTTCAAGAAGAAGCATCCCGTTGGTTGAAGCCATGAACGAACCGTTACGATACTTTCCCGGTGCATCCACGCTCATGTCGAGTTTCACCAGTGAGGTAAACAAGCCGAAATTGAAACCGATGGCAAACGCATCCTCATGCCAGATGAGTTCCTTAATCTTTCCTGCACCGATAATTTTCAGCGGGTCATTCTCACCGAATGCACGCGAGAGCGAAAGCGTATGCAGCTTATCCGCTTCCACTACCCCACTGTCTGCCTGTACCCCATTTGAGGTTGAAAGCTGCACTCGATACGGAATGGTCAGTGCAAACTGCATCGGCTTTAGCTTATAGCCCGCATCGAGCGAAGCCGTACTCTGATAGAATTGCGCACCAAGGGTAGAGACGTAGCCGTATTCCACCTGCTTCAAGTCGTAACGACGGCGGATAAAGTAACTGCGGTGCGCCTTCAGTGAACCCTTCAATCCGTAAATCTGCGGATAAGTCTGCTTGGCTCCGTCGGCTCCCACCGGCATTTCATTCAGGAACGGATATACGTATTTGAATACACCCGACTTGTTATAGAGGCGGCTGCACCAGCGTCCCATCTGCAAGGTATCAAAATAGTCTACGGCTTTCTGAATACTGAAGGCACTCATGAAACTTGCGCCCCCGTTCCATCCGTTGACCATGATTTCCACAATCATATCCCAGCAATTTGCCACAATCAAATTCCACAGCCATGAGTTATGCCCCTGCATCACATAAGCCCCATCACGCTTGGTCTGACGGTTATCGTTATATTTTCCCGTGAGGAATGACTTGTTGTCTGAACCCAACTGGCAGTCTCCGTCATAATAAGTAATCAACCATTTCACCCCGTCCCAAGTACGGATAAGCATGTTCTTGGCAAGCTGGTCGACACCAAGGTTAAACTGCACGTACAGATAGTAAGCTATCAGATGGGGAAGGTCGAAATACTTCGATGCCTCTTTCTTAAACGTATCGCTCTTCCATTTATCGGCAGGGAACTTATCACCATCATCTTCATAATCTACCCCCTCGAACGCATGCGATTCCATGCTGTAAGTCATACTCTTTCCGGCAGGAGTTTCCTTCACACAGCGGTAAACAAAGCTCATCATGCGGTCGGTAGCCTTATACATCTTATCGTACACATCACCCTGTCCCAAGTGGTCTTTCATGTTCGGTTCTTCCTCGGCATCACCACCTCCGTCAGCCCAGAAGGTATCTTTCGGATGGTTGAACTCCAGTCCACCGTCAAAGTTATAATCCATAAAGTCCTGATGGTTCGGCTCGGTACTCGGCAGCCAGTGGAACAGGCACAGCGGATTCGAGTTATTCAGCGTTTCAAAACAGATTGGAAGGTATTGCTTATGCCCCTCATCATCAGCTTCAAGATAATTCAACGTGTCGCCCTCACCCCACTTTTCTTCACCAATGGTATCATCCATTCCAAAGATGGGGTAACTGTCGCTCTTCTCGTTGTTCATGTTGTACTGACCGTAATAAATCAAGTCTTCGTCGGCACTCTTCGCTACGAACAGGTCACACGGCAGTCCGTCGATAGCCGAACGGTAATCATCGTCCAGCCCATGGTCTTTGGCATAACGCTGTGCGGGTGTAAGCAATCCCATTTCCTTCAGCCCGTCGTTAATCAGCTTCGCACCTCCGGTATTGGTGGTCATAGAAGAGTCGGAAAAGTCACACTTTGCACACGCCAGCTTTGCGCCAATAGACTTTTTACGCGGCTTGAAGAGATTCTTCTTCCCGGTAGTTTCCGCAGGACTGTTCTGCTTGCCATTGCTGTCAATCTCCCCATAACTCATACGTGCCGTATATCCACTTGCTGTCTTCTGGAAGTAGAAACGAAGGTTCTTTCTTGCATAGTTCACCGAAGAAGTTCCCTGAATACGCAAATAAATATCCCTTGCTATCCAGTCTAAATCACGATTTTCCCCATTATAGAAGCGCACTTCCCGGCATAGTTTATTAGCTTTCTTGTTGTTGAGCTGGGCAAGCGCATCCATGATGTTCAGCGTGTCGCTATTGTTCGGAGTTTCACTGCCCACGCTGCCCGAACCAATCAAGACAAGGATGGAGTTCTTCCGCTTGGCTATCATGTTCATCAACTTCTGCATACTCACCTTATCGCCTTCATCAAGCACCCGGTTTTCTTCATCGAGCGAACGAACCCCCTTTTCTTCTTCGTTGTCGTCAAGATGATTGCGGCTCACGATGTAATTGTTCAGCACCTCGTCGTTGGTCAGAGCCTTGTTGTAGATGCGCACCCGCTTTACATTCAAGTCTGAGCCTTCAGAGCTGAACACCAACTCCTTTAGAATATCAAAGTTCACCTTGTCCACCCACTTAGAGGCAACACCTTCTTCTCCGTTTACATAGAAGCCGATCAGCGTGCGCTGTTCGTTGGTCTGTACATTCGGGTAGAATACATAGGTGATATGGATGCTCTTGCCCGGCTCAAACTTCGTACCCACCGAGTCTTCATAACGCAACACCTGTCCGGCATCCATCGCCTCCGTAACCACCCCTGTAAGAAACTTGGCTTCTTCCGGAGTAACCACCAGCCCATAACGGTTGCCGTTATCCAGCTGCCCCAAGCAGGAAATCAGCTCTGCACTCGTATTGGTCACGTTACCGGTAGCGTATTCAATTTCCAGCGTCATACCCACATCACGGATGGAATACCCCTCAGGCTTCTCTGCATCATTAAACGGATGATACCCACCTTCGGCAGTAAGTGTCATCTTCGCACCGTTGCTGAGCAGCATCTGGTCATCGTGCCATCCCGATCCGGCACCATATTCATTGACTGCCCACAATACGTTCTCGAACTTCATATACATGTCACCGCTCTTCCACGATGACGGGTCGCTCTCGCTGTTGGTACGCCCGAACGCATCAAACGAACAGACCGCATCGGGCGACAGTGTAGCCTCGATGTCTGGGTGCGAAGAGGTAACGACTTTCAACGGAAGTTCCACAGCTCCGCAAGAAACTGTATAGTTCAGAGCCTCCGTATTTACATTCGTCTTTCCGAAACTTCCCGCATCTCCGCGGTTCAGCAAATCCTCCTTAACCAGTTCTCCGCTTTCCTTTACCTGTACAGAAGCCCTTGTATTCTCCTTATCATAAGCCCCGTAAGTAAACTCCCATGCATTAAACTGCTCGGCATTCAGCACCGGATTGCGGTAATCTTTCTGGAACCCCTCAGCCACATGACTGAACATCATTCCCACATACTTCGAAACCTCACCTGCTTTCATCAGTGAAATATAAAATACCCGGCTCATTACGCCTGAACTTTCGTGGATGGCATATGCCTCAATGATATTCAGCCCCACAGCCATACCGGATAGCGGAATGGTGACATTCTTCTGCTGCACCCCCGAACCCGAAGACAATCCCACAGTAAACGGAGTTCCCCCGTTAATGCGGTAATAGATATTCTTCTCGCCGCTTGTACCTTTCACCGTAAAGGGGATATTGACATCATACTTATATCCGCCATCCGACAATCCGTTGCCAGCCGAATACGTGGTACTCATTTCCATTGCCACCATGGTAACACGTGCGGTAGCCGTTTTCATCAGCGTTTCCCCGTTATATACACACTGTGCTTCCACCTGCACCGTATAAGCCGTAGCCTCTTTCAGATAAGGAGAGGCATCAAAATTATAGCTCTCACCAGCCGTTACGCCCACAAACTCCGCATTCTGAAACTCAGTAATAACCGTTGACCCTCGCTTGATAATCACCCTCGCCTTCAAATCGGAATATCCGTCAACATCGCTGCCACCGGCTGTAGCCACACCCACCGAATATTTCACGGCAAACCCTGTTCCGAGTGCAAGATATTGCGAAGCCGGAAGAGCCGAACCACCCGCATCGGTCAGGTCGATGTTGACTACCACTTTATCGTCGTCGGTATATTTCGAGAAACGGACCTCCTTGGTTTCCTCTCCGCCCTCTTTCGATTTCTGTGTTACCGTCATGACATACTGGGTGCCGTCCTCGCTGTCCTGCACATCCACGTCCGTCACCGTACCCACCATTGCATCGAACACCGTTCCGGATGTAGGGGGTTTCGTCTCGCCGCTCACCAGTTCCTCAGTAGGGGTACGGTTTGACAGTTCCTTCTTCAGAAACGCTTCTACATCGTCCCCGGCATAGGCATGATAGGTGCCGTCCGGCTGTTTCTGGTTCCATGGTGTTTCAAGATTCATCGGATGTTCAGTCGCATTGATGATTCCGCTTATTTTCCTTTTTGCCATAATACTGTCCTTTTATAATAATCATTCATTTATCAGTTTTACTGCTACCGTTCCATGCGTCCGACCCGTTCCACGGCTCGTCGCCTTTCCAGTATCCAAGTCCGAAACAGCTGCTGATTGCGGACCATACCAGCCTTGCCCCGGCATAGACAGCCGACAGGGCACGTTTTCCCACATACGCAGCCGTTATTTCCTTACCGCCTATGGTTATCATCGTCACTCCTCCTCATAAATCAGATACAGCGTATTCTCATCCTTGTCCGGCAGTGCTTCGTAAGCATCCCCGCTCATCACCTCATGCCGGTAGGAAAGTAGTCTCAGGCGGCCTTCTGTTCCGGTATATACGGCATCGCCCAGCAGGTAAAGCTTGTCCGGCAGGATGGCTGTCCGGTCCGCATTCATGAACATGCCGGCAGGGGGTACTCCCGCCACGTCCCAGTCCCCGTACAGGGTGGAGTCCATGTGGTAGGCAAATTTCCCGGCACCGGCCACATACACCACGCTGCCGCCCGGCTTGGTACTTTTGTCAGGTAAAACGTTGCCTGTTTCCATCCATGATGAAAAGCGTACAGTAGCCCCGCCGACGGCTGCTGCCGTAGTCTGTTCCACCTTGGCAGCGGCATTTTCTGCCTTGGCTGCCGCTTCGTTGGCCTTGGTAGCGGCTTCCGTGGCGGCCTGGGTTTTTTCCTCCAGTCCGGCTACGGCTCCTTCCGCTTTCTTAGCGGCAGCCTCGGCACGGGCGGCGGCATCGCTCGCAGGTTTCCCTATCAGTTCCAGGGGGACGATCACCATCTTGCCGTCCTTCTCGCCGGGCAGTGATTTCACACCGTTCAGCGAGGTAACAGTTTCCAAATCCTCCACACCGGTAGAGGACTGGAGCACACGGTCCAGCACTTCCTGAACCATTTCTTCTTGCGTCATTTCTGCCATAAATCTATTCATCTATCAATTTTACGATCTGTGAATAACATCCTGGGGTTAGCCCGATTACAGACTCTTTTATAAGTATAGCATCCTCAGCACTGATGGATAAATCCCCGTTTGCCTGTATGAGACGCATGCACAATTCATACGAATGGATTTTACGGCTGCTATCCTTATTAGAATCACCGGATGATCGAGCACCTTCCCCATTAAAAAGGCATTGGGCTATAATATCTGTCATCAGCTGGACTTTTCCACCGACTATGAGGTCATTCCCTCTATAATCCTTAAACGTCTTGTTAAAATTCACCTTCATAACTATTCATTTTTATGACACGTTAATGATAATTCCATTCTGTACTTCTACTGTTTTACCCTTGAATCGCCCAGACCAACCATTTTGAGGAAGCATTTTATCAGCTTGTACCACACCACCACTCACCAGAATATTCCCGGAATGCACCAACACATCGCCATCGAAATATCCTGCTGAAAATGTATATTTGTCAGGATAAGTAGGCTTCTCACGACAACTTCCATAAATACCTGCTCCACCAAATGGAGCAATACCCATGATTGCATTACTAAAATTGTTTGCCTTAGCATAGATGCAGGTATCTCCGGTCCAATCGCCGTCATATCCCAATCGAATTTCAGCATCTCCATTACTCCAAAGCATACAATTCCTTTCAACTGTAAATGTTCCTACCTTTCCTCCGTCCTCAACAAATATTTTTCCATATACAGATGCATTCCGGCATTCCATGCTCCCGTCTTCCAGTATCTTGAAATTGCCGTTGGCTGTCACCAGTCCCTCCAGCTGTATATGGTCAGCGGTCAGCTTGATTTTGCTCACGGGCTTGCCGTATTCGTCCGTATCTTCCACACTGACCCCGATAAGGGCCACCTTGCCGCTGGCATCCTGGGCATACAGCCCGGCACCTTCCGGCTTCACCACCAGTCCGGTTTCTTTCAATGCTTCACCGTCCTTGTCAAATACCGCCGCTGAAATCTTCACCAGCCGGTCGCTCTGATCGAACAGTGTGCGGTACTTATAGGCCAGTGCGTCTGCCTTGTTGGTAGAGAATACCAGCAGCGATATGTAAATCACGCCCGTAAACGACAGCTTGAAGTCTCCCGTACCGTTCCAAAGTCCGTCCAGCGTGAACATCTTCTCACCGCCCACGGGCAGGTCTTCTTCATGGCCGAACAGGTTGAAGTTCTCAAACCCGGTCTTGTCAGCACCCACAAATTCGATTTTCAGCCTTCCGGCCTTGATGACTCGGTAGCTGAACGACAGATACACCACGCCGGGAACCCGTTCACCCTGGCTGTTCGTCTGCCGGTACTCCGGTACTAGGCGGAAGTCTTTCAGCCTTTGCATGATGTAATTGTTCCGGATATAAGCATAAGGCACTTTGCCGTCGGTCCGTATCTCGACATGCCCGTCCGGCTTCGTTCCGTAAGGACCGCCGTTCGCCCAGATCCAGCGTCCGCCCAGGGTGAACAGCGTAGCCTTGCTGCCCGTCTTCCATTTGTCCATACCGTCGGCAAAACTGCTGTTGTCCAGATAACTCTGGTCTTCGCGTATTTCCTTGCGCAAGCCTTCCACAGCTGAATGGATTTTGCCTTCGGTTATCTCAAAGCGTGTCAATATGTCCTCGCCGGTCATCAGCACAAACGTACCCTTCAGCCACACGTTGTCAGCATACAGACCGTTTCCCTTCGGTTGGTTGTCTGCCGGGAAAGCGCTGCTCCTGATGCCGTCCAGCTTACCCAGCCGACAGCGCAGGCAGCCGTTGAAGTTTTTGGCCTTCACACCGTCCAGGATGTCGATACGGGGCTGCCCGTCCTCCGTGGCCGCAATGGATATAAGGTTCTGCCGGAGCGGGTTTTCCGTGTTGCCCATCAGCACGCACTCATCGCCTGCCTCCGGCTTCACCCCGCCAAACTCGCTTACCGGAACCAGCACCCCGCCGGCTATCACCGAGGCCACCTCCACCCAGTAGGATTTCAGCTTTGCCCCGCCTGTAACGGCACAGCGCATCAGGTCATGAGCCACAAAGCCCGATTCCTGCTCAAACAGGATGCGGTAGTTGTCACCCTGCTTCACCACGTCCTTGATCTTGCCGTTGGCTGCCGACACCACCAGCTGGCCGCACACGCTGCGCACCTGCTCAATCAGCAGTTCCAGCGCCACCAGACTTTGCCGGGCAGTCACTTTGTCCACCGTCAGGTTCGTCAGTCCGGTCAGCTGGTCAATCCACAGCTGCCAGCCCTCACCGGTCAGCCCGTCCACAAACTCCGTGCTGCGCAGCAGTTCGCGGATCACGGCAGTCAAGTACTCGGCATTGCCCTCACCGTCCACGCTGCCGCCGGTAGCCTCGCCGAAGGTCACACCCTTCAAAAAGCGGATGGGCTCTTTGGCTGTGTCCGGCTTGCTCTTATTCAGAAACTCTTTCTGGCTGCGCCGGGCGGAAAACAGGTTGTTGTCCGTGGGCAGCGTCTTGTCCCAGCTTCGTATGATGTCCGGAAGGGCAGCGCCTTCCGTCTTTGATTTCGTATAGCTTTTCAGCGCACCGATGCTGTCCGTCACCTTGTCGAACTTGCCCACCTGCAGCGCATCGCTTATCTCGATGTCCATCTGCCCTGGTTCGTTCACCTTGCGGCTGATTTTAGTGATACGGCTTTGACGGTAGCCTTTTTCCGGGAAATACTTCCGGCTCTCCAGCTTCACCCGTCTGCCCACAAACAGGTCGATGCCGTGCTCCTCGATGTATACCGGGTCTGTCGGGGCTTTGTAGGCGGCAATGTCCAGCCAGTGGTCCCGGTTGTACTCGTCCACCGCTGCCGCAAATTCCTCTTCGGCCAGCCGGTAATACTCATCCGGCATCCGGATGTTCCACAGAATATAGGTGTCGCCTGCTCGGGGCACCAGCTTGCCGCCCGGCAGCTGGGTGCCGTCATCGTAGGGCCAGATGGTGATCAGTTCGAATTCACGTGCCGCGCTGTCGTAGTTCACCTCAAAGTAGTGGTCATCGCTTTCTCCCAGTCCGGCAAGGTCGCCCGTCTGGAACGACACACGTTTGGTTTCTCCGGCCAGCTCGTACAGGTTGGGGTCAAAGTTTAGCCCCCCGTCCCGGAAATAATAGACGGTAAATTTGTTTCCTTCATCGTCTGCCACCTCCTCGCTGCGAACCGAGCTCACCGTACCCACCCGGTGGGGGAAGATGCCGCTGAAGGCTTCCTGCTCGTAATGGTCATAGATGCCATATTCCTCCACGCCCTGCTCGATGTACTTCTTTCCGCCGGGGAGCATCAATCTCGGGCTGCCGTATTTCTCCGCATCGATGTTGCGGGTCGAACCTACCGGGAACAGGCGGGTGTAGAATTTGGCCGTGTTGCTGGTATCTCTTTCCAGCGAGGTCAGTCCCTTGCCGTACCCCAGGGCGATTTCTTCCCCGTGTTCGCAGCGGCACACGTTCACCGTCTGCCCCTCAACCCACCATTCCACCTTGCCGCCGGCTTTTTCGGCAATGGCTTTCAGCGCTTCGTCGCAGTACATCCCCTCGTAGTCTATCGTGATCAGTTCTGCACCTTCCACCGTACCCACCTTCCAGTCGGTCGTGTGACCCATGCCGTCATTGATAGCCTTCACCACCAGCGCCACATGCTCGCGGGGCGTGGCCGTCAGGGTAAACAGGGGGTTGGTGTCCCCGTCCGTCGTCTCCAGCACCAGGAACCGCTTGATCAGGCTCTCCACGCCGTACAGCTTCAGGTCATAGTCCCACTCGCCCTCGTTCACCTGCTTCGGTGTGTAGCGTTCCGTCAGCCAGTACCGTTCGCCCAGATAGTCCGTGTAGTCGTTCACGTCCAGGGGCAGGAAGTCATAGTAGCTGAACGACAGGGAAAGCACATTGTCTCCCTGCACCCCCTTGCTTTGCGTCGAGCTGTCGTTCACGGCCACGTCCGCACGCTTGGTCCCGGCTTTGTCATATATCGTTAGAAGCATATTCTAATAGTGTTTGAATGGTTATATAATCGGTTTCGGTTCCCGGAACTTTACCCGGAACTTGCCGGCATGCACGCCTTCCCTCCACAGATAGGTCAGCGGGGTAAACTTCGTGCAGTCGGCATACTTCACCCGCAGCTGCAGGTCCAGCTGGGGGAAACGGATTTCCAGCCAGCCGTCCTTCCCTTGCTTCAGGAAATTCACAAAGGCAAAGTACTGCTTCATCCAGCCTGCCTGGGTCTTGTTGTACAGGGCAAAGTGCAGCGTCACGTCCCGCGCCTCGTTCTTGGGGTTAAGAACTGCAGAGTATTTCTCACCGTCCTCTTCCCGTATGTCCACGGCGGTATCCTTCTTGGCCTTGCTCGGGGTCAGGATGGCCGTCAGGTTCTCCATGCCGCCGCGCCGGTCTTCCACCAGGAACACGCCGTATTCCGTCCAGATGTCCGTGCCGTTCACCAGCACCAGTCCGCTCAGTATATTGCCCATATCACTTCACTTTTAGTCCGTCACGTATCATTTTCTTTATCACTTCCTTCAGTTCGCTCAGATGTCCGGCGCTCACACCGGTGTTCTCGACTATCCGGGCCAGGTGGCCTTCGGCCGTGTCCATCTTCTCCACCACGCTTTCCAGCCGGTCGTCCATGCTGCTCCAGTGCTGCAGCCCGCCGGTGAACATGCCCTCCAGCTTCGTACCCTGGTCCTGCGTCATGGCCGTAAAACCGCCCGCTTTCGCACTCTGGCTGGTGCCGCCGGCTTCGGTCTTGTCGTAGCCCGTGGCTGCCGCCAGGTTGTCACGCAGGGCAAGGGCTTCGTCCACATACTGCATGTACTCTTCGGTCAGCGCGTTCCGTTCCGCCTCGGTCAGTTCGTTGTCCTCCATCGCCTTGCCGAACTTCTCCCACCAGCCTTTCAACTTCTCGGAGTACATTTCCCCAATCTTGTTGCTTAGCATCGCCCGCATGAAGTACTCGGATATATCCTCCGCCGCATCCTTGGCACCGTACTTCATGTTCATCAGGTTGTCGATGAAGCTGCTGTACATCCCGTCGAATGAAATACCGGTCAGACCTTCATACAGCTGGTCGGTCAGTTCCTCCAGCTTGCCGGCCTGCGCTATGTAGTCATCCAGCTTCTCGGTCAGTCGCCCGCCGTAACCGCCCTTGCCGGTGTTCTGTATCTGCGTCCACATGTCCACGTTGCTGCGCAGCGCCTTCATCTCCTCCGGGCTCAGGCTCCACAGGTTCCCGTCCCACTGGCGGCCAATCTGTCCGCTCAGTTTGTCTATCTGTGCTTGGTTGAAACCGCCCCAGTAGTAGTTCCAGCTGTGGTGGCTACCGCTGTAGCGTGCCTGTTCCTGCGCTATCTGCAGATAGTTTGCATTCGTCTCTTTCTGGTATTTGTAAGCATCCCGGTAAGCTTCCACCGATTTTGTCCCCTTGCTTGCCTTGATGGTATCGGTCAGGTCTTCGATGGAAGTCTGCAGTTTCTCGTTCCGATCTGTAAGACGGTCAATAGCAGCCTGCACTTCCTTGGCGTTTCCGCCGATGCCAAACAGTTTGTTGAAACCTCCGAAAGACACCGTGTTCAGCAGTCCTCCGATACCTTTCACAAGGGAACCGCCTATCTGTTTGAACAGGTCTCCGCTGAGGATATTGTCGAGTATTCCGGTTATCGCATTGAAAATGGTGTCTATCAATGATGAGATAATCGGGCCGATACCGTCTTTCAGCAAATCCAGTATGGAGAGAATGGCCGATATAATCTGCCCGATGACTCCGGCACTTGACAGGGTCTCGGACATCTGACTGATGGCATCACCGACCTTGCCTCCGATATTCAGTTTTGAAAGACCGGTAAGCATGCTCTGGATTCCTTCAAATGATCCCTGCAAGGTTCCGCTTGCAAAACCGTACAACCCGTCGGATACCATGTTCAACCCGTCAACCGTGTCCTGGGAGGCACTTTTCACCTCCCCGGCAAGCGCCTTCATTTCAGAGGTAGCGTTCAGGTATTCTTCGTCAGCTGAAACGCTGGACGATTGGGCCATTTGAAGAGCGATTCTGGTACGTTCTATTTCTGCCTGGTTACCGCTTTCAAGAGCCTTGTTGTAATCGGTCTGCGCCGCTTTTAACCGGGCGAATGCCGCTTCCTGCTGCAGTTCCGCATTTTGCACGCGTGTTACGGCATCCCCCAAAGCGTGCATCTGCGTTTGCAGCCGGGCAAAATCCAATGTCCCGTTGCCACCGGGGAGCATGCTTTGAATACGTTCAATAGCATCGTAAACGACCTGCTGGTCTGCGGCTCCCGTTTTTTTGAACTCATCCGTCTTGACATACTGTTTAAGTTCGCCAAGCAGGTTCTTCATCTGGTCTGCAAGCAGACCGGTCAAATCCCCGAACGCTGCTCCCCAGTCTATCTTCTGGGTAAGGGCTTCCATGTCCACTTTGTGCACAGCCGCATCACGCTGCTTCTCCAAAGTCAGCCTTTCGCCCTGGGACTGTGCCTTGCGGATTTTTTCGGCATATTCTTCAGCGATGGCCAGTTTCTGCTGCTGGAAGGTCCCGTATTCCTTCAGATAGTCACGCATGGCTTCCGCCTCTTCCCTGTACACGTCCGTCTCCGCTTTTTTCCGGGACGCGGTGTTTGAGGCACGGGCTTTTTCAAGTTCATCCTGTTGCTCCCGGGTAAGTCCGTTATCTCCGGTAGAAAGACCGGCTTCCTTGTTCTCACGCTTCCAGTCGGCTTCCTGCCGGTTTATTTCTTCTTTCCGGGCGTTATAGTCATATTCGATTTGTGCCAGTTTCTTTTCGGTACCGGCTTGCATACGGTCTATCTCTTCCTTCCGGTTTTCAGCCTGCAGGGCGGCAAGATCCTGCGCCAGCCTGCGCTCTGTGGCAAGCCGTTGCTTGGCTTCCGCTTCCGGATTCTTCCCGGGCTGTTTGGGGTCAATGTGTCCGCCGATATTTCCTTTTTTGGCTGCTTCTGCCGCTTTCTTTACCTCTTCCTCCGCTTTTTTCAGATAACCGTCGCGTTTATTTTCGGCATTTTTCAACAGTATGTCATAAGCTTCCTGATCATGTTTCTTGATGGCAGCCTGTGCGTCATAGAACTGCCCGGATTCTGCCATGCTTGACTGCATGATATATTGTCCCCATTTCCCGAAAAAACCCATGGCGCTTTCCGCCTCTTCCGGTTTCTGCGCCTTGATTTTATTCACCTCTTCATCGGCTTCTGCAGCTTTTTTTACAAGGTTCTGGACATTGGCCTGGTGCAGCAGAACCTGTACATAGTCCTCGCTCTTTTGGATAAGGGTATCATACCATTCGGAAAGTGTTTTATAATACCCGAAAGATTCCCCGTACTTGCGGTTCAGTTCCTCTACCTTCGCCTTTTCCTGTTCCTTGCTGCCGGTGAAGTTCTTTATCTCGTCGATGACCGATTTCAGTTCGAAGCGGGTACGCACCATCTGGGCACGGCCGTCCTTCTCTATCTCGGTCATTTCCTTGAGTGATATGTTGAATTCATCCACGCCTTTTTTGGCACTGAACAGGTTTTTCGTCCAATCCCAGATTTCATCACCGTACATTACCAGCAGCATGATGCCGGTGGTCATGGCCGTCTGCCAGGAAAAGAGCGAGGACAGGACCTGTTTCCATACCGGGGTGCCTTTCTTGCCTGACTTCTGCAGCTCATCATATTCCTTACGGGCACGGGCCAGTTCGTCCGTAAAAATCGGCAGGTTGTTGGATATAGCCAGGAAGAACATCTGCGGACCCATGGCCAAGGAAGGCATTTCACGCGCCATCTGCTGGATGCTGTTGTGAAGCCCGTTGAACTGGCGCTGCGCGTTGGGCATGTCTGCAGGGGTGACCTGCACGGATTCCGATTCCTCCTGTAGCAGTTTCAGTTTACCACGCAATTCCTCAAGCTGCTTCTCCAGCGCATGGATCTGCGCGATATTGGCACTCTGGTCCAGATTGGGGGCAGCTGTCTCACCTGCAAGGCGTAACCTCTCCAGTTCAGCCTCCAGCAGTCTGACGGTATTACGCAGTTCCAATGCCTCACGCTCGGCCTTGTTCATGCCGGGCGTAAGTTTATCCTTCATCAAAAATTCAACTTCTACAGGTTTACTCATTCCAGTTTGCTTTGAAAAAATCCTACTATATCGTTCGCCTCATCCTCGGCGCTGCGCTCCGGGTGGCTGTCACACTTACCGCTGCCCCTCTTCTGCCGCACATATCGCGGAGCGTCGCTCAGCATCAGTATCAAGGTCTGGTAGTTCACACCGTCCAGAATGTAGTCCACACTCCAGCCCGTTGCCGATGCTATCTGCCACACGAAACCGAAAGGGCTATGGGAACCCTCATACCGGGTTCTTAACTCCCCATCCTTCTTTGGCTCAGTCTCGGGGTCATCGGGTTCGCCCGCGCCGCCGAGCTGATAATACGCATAAAATCCTTCGTGCCCATCAGCCGTTCAAACGTTCGGAACAGCGCCATCAGATACTTCCACTCCACAAAGTTCCGAAGCACCCATGCCGTCACACCGATACCCACATGTCGCGACACATAGCCCCGGCACACCGTATAGGCCAGCAGTCGGCTCACAGCCTTGCCATGTTCCGCTACAAAGGCCAGTTCCTCGGTCTTGCCCTTCGGCTGCCAGCCAGGTTCAACACCCATCTTCAGGTATTCCCTCGCCAGCAGAATCTGCCCGCGCAGTCTCGGACGCTTCATCGTCACACGCACCTCCAGCGGGCGTTTCAGCCATGGGAGCTTCCACCTTTTAAGAGGAACGGACACGCCGCTGTCCAGCAGCGCATCCGCACACTCCATTTCTATCAGTTGTTCCAGCCGGTCAGCCATACACTATCCCTCCTTGCTTGTAGCCTCCTCACTTTGAACCGAGGCAGCCGCCGCTGCTCCCGCTGCAGGCAGCTTGTGCTCTCCCCACTCTTCGGGCAAGGTTTTCGAGTCAAACACGCCGTAGGGCTGCGAACCGTCCTCCGGCATAGCCACCTCCAACGTACATTCTATCTTGGCCGTTTCCGTAAGCGTCAGCTTACCGCCCAGGTTGCTCAGCAGCGTGCCGTTTGGTATCAGGATGCTCCGTCCGCTCACCAGTTCCAGTTCAAATGGACCTTGCATCAGCAGGGCGGCTTGTGGGGCGGTCCAGCCTATTGGGTTCTTCTTCTCGGTGTCTTCTTTCGCATAGTGCAGCGTACCGCCCAGCATGGCATGCAGGTTCTTGTAGTCCGTCTGGATTACGTTGAATGTGGGGGCGATGCTGCCATTGCTCTGCGGAATGATCAGCACGGGGGCACCCGGTGCCTGTTCCGCCTCAATCTTTGCGGCTTCGGCCTTCTGCCCGTTCAGGTCAAACGAGCCTTTTTCAATATAGCCTATCACGAAGTCATTGTATTTCACGGCACCGATACCGTACATAAAATTCTTGTTCATCGTTTATAAAGTTTGATGGTTAATAACACACCGGCCAATAAGCCGGCCAATACACCTTTCATAAACGTCCGCATCCGGTTCGGAGGGCGTTTTTCTTCTATTTGAACGTCATTCGAAGTTTCGTTCCTGGTCTCGCTCCGGATGCGTGTCAGCTCTTCTTCATACCACAGCACCAGCTGCTGCAGACTGTCGCACGAGGCTTCGGCCACAAGGTTTCCCTTGCCGTCACTGCCTACGGTCAGGTTGGCCTGTCCGCTCTTGCCACGGTACACGGCACCTTCAGGAAGCTTACGGAGGCTGTCCGCCGGTATAGTCAGCTTCACCGAACTCGCCGGTATCCCCACCATCACCAGTCCCGCCCGTCGGCTTCCGTTCGCGCTGTCGGTGCTTGCCGATTCCGTCTGTGTCTTCTCCACCGTCGTGCTCTTCCTGCTGCTTGCGCAGCCCGCCAAGCACAGGACAGTCATCATGATGACGGCAACTGTTGGCAGTGTCAATGGCTTTGCGCAGTCGCGCCATTTCGCGCTTGTTAGCCTGCAGGTCTTTTCTCGTTGCATTCAGTTCTTCTTTTAAGGGTACCACAATGTTGCTTACCAAAACGCGGGTGGCATGTTCCGCGTTGTCCACACGCACACCCTCCGCGTCGGCTTCGGCTTTCATCGCTTCCGCTTTCGCTTTCCTCACCGTGGCACGCAGTGACCCGATGGCCGCTGCAGTGCCCACAAGGCCGCCGCTAAGTATGATGTTCATGATCTCGCTAAAGTCCATACCACCCGTTTTTTAGTCAGTCAACCTTTTATGCTGCTTCCTCGCGTTTCTTGCGGAATAACCCGATAACCCACTGCACCAGTCCCGTGTCAGCCACGCCGTTGGCCACAAGCGAGGCACCAAAGCCATACAGCAAGGCAATGTCCCAGCTCACATCACTCACAAACCCCGCATCAAGCCACCACAGCAGCATCACGCATACCAGGCCCACACACCAGCTCACCATCTGCGTCACCCAGCCTTTCATCTGGGGGTACAAACCTTTCAACCCTTCAGTAAGCACCACCACACCGGCTGCAAAACCAGCAAAGGTGTCAATCATTGCGTCATAGTCCGTTGCCGGAACATCAGCCCCTTGGGCCATCACAGCCGATACTGTTCCCAGCATCAGCATCATAAACAGCATAATTCGTTTCATTAATTGTTTCTTTTATTATTGGTTAATACCTATTTCTTTCAGCCATTTCTGTACATCAAAGCTGGGGCAGGCTTTGGCCGCCAGCTCGTTGTGTCCCACAATGCGCACATCCGGGAATCTGCGGTGGAAGTCCTTCACATATTTCTCCAGTGCCTTTTTCTGGCAGCCGGTGCGGGTGTCCTTCGGGGTCTTGCCATCCTTGGCCACACCGCCGGCATACACAATGTGGCGGCTCACGCTGTTGTACCCCTTGGCCCCGTTGGTCACTTCCCACGGATCCACCTGCGCATCCTCGTTGTTGTTCACCAAGCGTTCCACACCGCCCTGCAGGTGGAACAGGTCGGTATAGCCCACCTGTTTCCAGCCTCGACCACCCTGGTTCACGGGCGAAGTGTGCCACTTCCGGATGTCCGCGCTGCTCACCTCACGCCCCTCCGGCGTTGCCGTACAGTGAATTACCAGATACTTCAATTTTGCCATACCATCTTATCCTTTCTGGTTTTGGGTAATGGTAATCTTGGCCGTCTTGCTGCGGTCGGCATTGAGCGTAAGGGTCAGCGTACCGGTTTTCTGACTGCCACTGTTTGCACCGGCCGAAATCTTCACGCCTTTATCCGTCGCTTCCACCTTGAAGCCGGCAGGGGCACTGCCTATCTCATATTCTCCGCTGGCGGTCACGGTCACTTCTTCACTGCCACCGGTTGCCTCAAGGGTCACACTGGCAGGGTCAACTGAAATCTTCTTCTCGCTCGCCTTGAACACGGGGTTGCTTCGCTTGTCCAGCACCACCACTTCTTCACCGAAGGCAATGTTCGTGTCAGCCTTCATCAGCATCTTGAAGAAGTACAGTTCGCTCGCGTTCGAGATCTTGTCAATCTGAATCACATCTTCATCGTCCTGCAGGTTCACAGCCGCAAACAGGTTGCCGCCGGCATCGGGCGAACAGAGGGTGCACACAATCAGATCATCGGGCCAAGCCGCAAGCGTCTCAATGGTAATGCCCTTGTAGCGGCGGGCATTCACATCGGTTTCGCTCGTGTTCTTGGACTCGCGCTGGGTCAGCTCGTCATCATACTTGTCAAAGTCGTTCACGCTCATCAGAATGCGGAGGTCCGGGTTGTTGCGGATGGCCACGGGAATCTTCGCACGCATGGCTTTCAGTCTGCCCAACATGGTCGATTCTGCGCTGTCCACCACAATCACCTCAGTATCCTTAGCCATCTGGGTCAGGATGCCGTTAAACAAGTGGTCGTCATCATCCCCATATTCACCGTTCACATAGTGGTCACCCAGTTCAAACTGTACCCGCTTGGCCAACTCGGCAAGCAGGGCGTTCTGCGCTTCGGGCGGAAGTTCCGAGAATGCCAGGTTGCCCTTCGGCTGCCATTTGCGCCAGATGTTCTCGAACGTGCGGGGGTTAAACACCGTAAAGGCCATGAAGTCCACCGGGTCAAGACTCTTTTCGTCGTAGTTGAAGTTGCCCTTCGAATCTTCCACGCCGGGGTTCTCCTTGCGCTTCTGGAGCATCTTGCCGGTCTTCAGGCGTGGCAGGCTGATTTTCTTCTCCACACCGGGAATCACCATGATCAGCCCCTTTTCCACAATCTCATTGCTCGTAGCGGCAAGCGTCAGCAACTGTTCCAGTACCTCGCCGCTGTAATTCGTGTTTCTTACAATTATTGCCATAGTTCAATCACTTTTTACGTTTGTCCTTAATTTCTCGCATACGCCTGTTCCAGGGGCTTTCTTCACCATTCGGTTCCAGATGCAGGTCTTCCATCACACGGCGCTTTACCGGCAGTTGAGCCAGGGCCTTTTCGCCGTTCTCGCGGTCATTGGCCAAAAGGTTTTCGTAGATGGGGCGGGTAGTCGCATCAATGCGACCGTCCTGCTCGGCTGCGTCAAGCAGCTGCTTGCGGGCGGCAAGGTCTTCGGCTTCAGCCTTGTCTTCGTAGGTCTTCACCTTGGCCTTCAGGTCGGTGTTCTCTTTCGTAAGGATAGGTACCTTGCCTGCCTCTTCCTCCAGTTGGTCCATCAGGCGGAACACATCCGCATCACTCGCGCAGTCCTTGAAGCGCGGGCGTTTCTTTACGTCTTCCAGATTCATGTCTTCTCTGTTTCTTTGTGGCTCAACGAGCCGGTTATTGAATAAAGTATATATCTGCGCCGGTGTACTGTCTGCCGGCACGGGGTCTGCATCATAGATGTCGTCTATGAAACCGAGGTCCAGGGCTTCCTTGGCGGTCAGCCAATGGTCCTCGCCGTCAAAATAGGTCTGTTTCACTTCTTCCTTGCTCATGCCCAGCCGCTCGGCATAGATTTCACTCAAACTGCCCTCCAGGCTTTCTATCTCTTCCATGCAGCGCTGCAGGTCCTGCTTGTTGCCGTAACATCCGCCGCTCACACTGTGCAGCATCAGACGGGCATATTTGCTCATTTCTACGGGCTTGCCGCAAAGGGCTATCACACTGGCCATGCTGGCGGCTATGCCATCCACATAAATGCGGATGTCGGCCTGGCTATGGCGCAGGGCATTGAATATGGCAATGCCGCTGTACACTTCCCCGCCGTTGCTGTTGATTCGTACATGGATGCGTCGGCTCACGCGTTCGGCTTCCATCAGTTCCTGGGCAATGCGCCCGCTTTGCACCTCCGTATAGTCTCCGATGTCCCCGTACAGGAATATCGTACTGGTGCCGTCGTCACTCGTTGTAATATTGAAAAATCTGCTCATCGTCATGTCTTTACCAGCGGTTTCCCCGCCTTTCGATGGTGCGAAAATAGAACATTCCCATGGCACCAGGAAACCGCGTCCGCATCATAACGTTTTCTGGCGTTATCATAACGCTGTAACCCGTCATCATGCGTACGCGCTTTTACAAACCCCGCTTTTTCATGCAATTTTGTAACGTGATTTACAATTAAAAAGGACGATTTATGGCAGATTTGACGAATGCCCAGAAAAAGGAATGGGCAAAAACTTTGTACCTCAAGGAAAACCTCACACAGCAGGAAATCGCCGACCGTGTGGGGGTGTCACGGGTGTCCGTGTCCAACTGGGTACGGGCTGGGAAGTGGGAGGAACAGAAGGTGGGGCTTACGCTCACAAGGCAGGAACAGGTGGCTAACCTCTACCGGCAGGTGGCCGAAATAAACAAGGCCATCGCCGAACGGCCCGAGGGGGAACGGTTCCCCTCATCCAAGGAGGCTGACATCCTCGGGAAACTGTCGGCGGCCATACGCAACATGGAGCAGGAAGTGGGCATTGCCGACATCATCAGTGTTTTAACCGGGCTCATCGACTGGGTACGGGCGGCCGACCTCGAAAAGGCAAAGGAAATCACCCGGCTGGCCGATGCGTACATTAAAGATAAATTATAAAGGGATAGACAATGAAACAGACTGACAGACTCGCTCTCCTCGATTGGGAGAAATACAAAGAAGACATCGCAAGGGCTACACCGGTCGATAGGAACATGACGGCAGCCGAACGGGAAAAACACCGGGAATATCTTGAGAAACATCCCATAGAATGGATCAAGTTCTTTTTTCCGAATTATGTCAAATATGAATTTGCCGACTTCCAGAAAAAGGCTATCCGGCGGATCATTGCACACGATGAATGGTTTGAGGTGCTTTCTTGGAGCCGTGAGCTGGCCAAATCCACCGTCACCATGTTCATCGTCATGAATCTCACGCTTACCGGACGCAAAAAGAATGTGATTCTGACCTCCAACAGCAAGGACAATGCGGTGCGCCTGCTCGATCCGTACCGGGCCAACCTCGAAGCCAACGGGCGCATCATGGCATACTACGGCAAACAGGAACTGCCGGGCTCATGGACCGAGGATGAATTCACCACCAAAGGGAAGGTCTCTTTCCGCGCACTGGGTGCCGGACAATCTCCGCGTGGTTCGCGAAACGAGGCTATACGTCCCGACGTGCTGCTGGTCGATGACTTTGATACGGACGAGGACACCAAGAACCCGGACATCATCCAGAAGCGCTGGGACTGGTGGGAAAATGCGCTGTACCCCACACGTTCCATTTCTGAACCTACACTGGTCATCTTCTGCGGCAACATCATTGCCAAGGACTGCTGCGTGGTGAGGGCGGGCGAAATGGCCGACTCCTGGGACATCGTGAACATCCGCGACAAAAACGGATTTTCCACATGGCCGGAAAAGAACTCGGAAGAGGACATCGACCGCACACTGTCCAAAATATCCAAAAAGGCGGCACAGGGTGAATATTACAACAACCCTATTTCCGAGGGCGAGGTCTTCGAGAACATTTCATACGGCAAGGTTCCGGCCCTCTCCAAATTCAAATTCCTCGTGGCGTATGGCGACCCGGCACCGGGCGAAAGCAAGGGGAAGAAAGGGAAATCCTTCAAGACGGTTTCACTCTGTGGCAAATTGGGCGACAGGCTCTATGTCATCAAGGCTTTCCTGGCGCAGGCACTCAATGCGGAGTTCATTGACTGGTATGTCCGGATTCTTGGTTTTGTCGGGGGAAAGACCAATGTCTATTGCTACATGGAGAATAACAAGCTGCAGGATCCTTTCTTCCAGCAGGTGTTCAAACCACGGGTGGCAAAGGTGCGCCGCGAACAGAAGATTGCGCTGTTCATCCGGGGCGACGAGGAGAAGAAGACGGACAAGGCTACGCGTATCGAGGCCAACCTTGAACCGCTCAACCGCGAGGGGAACCTCATCCTCAACGAGGCTGAACGGGACAATCCGCACATGAAGGAACTGGAAGACCAGTTCAAGTTGTTCACATTGACCATGCGCTACCCGGCCGACGGACCGGATGCGGTCGAAGGGGCGAACCGCATCATCGATGAGCTGATCAGGCGCATTGAACCGCCCGTATACCGTTCACGGAAGGATCTGAGAAAACGGAATAAGAAAAGATTATGACAACTCTAAAAAATAGGACTATGAGCAAATTTATAGAACTCACCGATTACGATGCAAGTATCCACCGCGACATCCTCGACGCATTGGTGCGCGAAGACGAAACGGTCATTGAGGTTTGCGAGGACAGGGCCATTGCCGAAATGCGATGCTACTTGAGCAAACGTTACGACTGCAACAAAATCTTCGAAGCTACCGGCGAGAACCGGAACCAGCTCGTGCTGATGATGGTCATCGACATGGCAGTCTATCACATCTTCTGCATCCACAACCCGCAGAAACTTTCCCAGGTACGCAAGGACCGATACGAACGGGCAGTGGAATGGATGAAGGCGGTGGCCGACGAGGATATATCTATCGAAGGGGCTCCGCTGCTGCCGGAGGAAGAAAGGGCAGGCAGATCGGATTTCCGCATTCAAAGCAACCGCAAACGTACGAACCACTGGTAAAAAGCAAGCAGTATGAAGAAGAAAAACAGAAAAAACAACAAAGCCGGCATCATCACCGTAGGGGGGAATTTCGCGTTGCCGGGACAAAAGAAACCGAATGTGATTGTGCTCACACAGCCCAAACGCTTCGGACTGGACATTTCCGACTACATGGCAGCCGTCAAGGCAGCCGAGAATGTCGATTTCTCGCGACGTTACAAACTCTATGACCTCTACGAGGACATTCTGATGGATACCCACCTTTCCTGTGTGCTCGAAAAGCGAAAGAATGCCGTGCTGTGCTCCAACATGGAATTCCGGGTGGACGGGAAGCCCGACGATAAAATCAACGAACAGATACAGTCGCCCTGGTTCAACCGGCTGGTGGGTGACATCCTCGATGCCAAGTTCTGGGGCTTCTCGCTCTGCCAGTTCTACAAGCTGCAGGAGTGGGTGGATTACGACCTGGTACCGCGTAAGCATGTGGATCCGGTCAGAGAACTCATCTTGCGGCACCAGACTGACATCACCGGTCATTCATGGGATGAATATACCGACCTGCTTTTTGTGGGTTCGCCGTCCGATTTGGGGCTGTTGGCCAAGGCAGCCCCGTGGGTCATCTACAAGCGTAACACCACGGGCGACTGGGCACAGTTCTCCGAGGTATTCGGCATGCCTATCCAAGAATATATCTATGACTCCGACGACGACGAATCCCGTCAGCGGGCCATGGAGGATGCTGCGAATGCCGGAAGCCTGGCGCAGTTCTTTCATGCCAAGGACACGGAACTCAAGCTCACGGAAGCCGGCAACAAAACGGGGTCTGCCGATGTCTATGAACGCCTCTGCGAACGGTGCAACAATGAAATATCTAAACTGATACTGGGCAATACGCTGACCACCGAATCGTCCGAAAAAGGTACACAGGCTTTGGGTACGGTGCATAAAAAGGTGGAGGACAAGGTGCTGGAGGCTGACCGGAAATACGTGCTCAATGTGTTAAATTACGACATGACGGACATTCTGCTGCACATGGGCATCAATACTGAAGGGGGTACATTCTGCTTCCCGGAACCGAAGGAAACAGATGCAGGCACCAAAATATCCATCCTTACGCAGCTGAAGAAGAACTTCAACATCCCCATCGACGACGACTATCTCTATGAGGAATTCGGCATCGACAAACCGGCCAACTACGAGCAGTTGAAGGCTGAGCAAAGGGAGGCTGCACAGGCTGCCCTGGTTCCAACCCCAAAGAAGGAACCGGAACCAGCGAATAAGGGACGGGATGATGAACCGACACCGAAACAGAAAAGAAACTTCCGGAACTGGCTCAAAGGTTTTTTCGTGAAAGCCCCGGCAGACGGGGCAGCTTTAGACTGGTAGTCGACAGACTGTATGCGGCTGATAATGGCAGCATCTCCATGGAGTTTGACTTTTCCGAAGAGGTGCTGCGGCGTGCCTTGCTGAACATATACAGCAGGGACTTTCATCCGGTAACCGAAATCGAAATCAACCTGTTCAATGAAATATGGGCAAAGATGAACAAGGCGGCAAAGGAAGGGTTCAGCAAATCCAAGGCCATTACTCCGGACGAGGATTTCAGAAATGCCATACTCCGGAACAACGCCGTATTCTCGGCATTCAAGGTACATCGTATGCAGAATGACATGGCACGACTTTTATTGGATTCAAACGGCATTTTAAAACCGTTCGACAAATGGGTACAGGAAGTCTTGCCCATTGCTTCTCATCAGGTTCGTCACTGGCTGCGGACGGAGTATGATACGGCGGTCATCCGGGCGCATCAGGCGGCTGACTGGCAACAGTTCCTGCGCGAACGCGATATTCTGCCCAATCTCAAATGGCTACCATCTACTTCCATTCATCCGGGGGCTGACCACCGCCCATTTTGGAATCCCATCCGACCGATTGACGATCCGTTCTGGAACATCCACCGACCGGGCGACCGGTGGAATTGCAAGTGCGACCTTACAGCCACCGATGAGGAACCGACACCACTTCCGGACGAAGACGACAAGAACAAGCCACACCCCGGACTGGATAACAATCCGGGAACGGACGGCAAACTGTTTTCCGACAATCATCCATATCAGACGGAAGCCCACGAGGGTGCCAAAAAAGCGGTGGATAAACTTATGGCGCGCATTGATGAAATGATTGCGGAAATGCCGAACAGTCTTACCAGGGAGGAAAAAATGGCCATTGCCCGGAACAACCTCGAAATAGAAAAGGCTCTTAAAATCAAAAAAGGGAAACCTATGGATGTGGATAAGGCGGATAAACAGAATGCGAATCCCAAACACGTGGACGAGTATATTCCTGATCCTAACGGGATATATCGTGATAAAAGGGGGAACCGTTACCGGAAGAACAGCGATTACGATAAAAAACGGGATACTCCATACAGCATCAACTGTCAGACTTGCGCACCGGCATACGCTTTACGGTTAAGAGGATGGGATATTACAGCCAAGGGCAATGTTGCAGGGTCAAAACTTGAATACCTGAGTAATGGGCGTGCTTTTGAAGTCTGGAAAAACACCGACGGTACTCCGGCGCAACATATAAGTATAAACAGCTGGCTTGCGCACAAAGGGTACCTGAAAATGACCCCTAAAAGGTACATGGAGTATTTCAATGAGGTATGTAAGGAAGAAGGCGTGTATGAATTGAGTATCGGCTGGAAAAGCGGGGGCGGGCATGCTACAATCCTGCAACGGTTCGCAGACGGCGAACTAAGGTACATAGAACCCCAAAGCGACAATTCTGCCGGTTCCGGAATGGAATGGAAAGATGTAAAATATTTATGTGAGATAGGAGCTGCGACTTCCCACAGCTGCAGGGGAGTCCTGAGAATTGACAATAAATTATTCGATGTCTCCTTCCTCGATATTTTCGATACATGAATCGATAACGTCAAGGGATAACGGACCGGTTATTTCGGTTGCGTCTTTACCGTCATACAGATAGACGAAAGGATAACCGGTACAGGATTCCTCCGGAAACTTGAACACATAGGCTTCCTGACCTTCATAAATACCAAGGTATTCGAAGGTGTCACCGTATTGCTCAATAAGCGCACGGGCCTCATTCTTCACTTGTTCCGGTATATTCATAACGCATAAAAGGCATATTGGAAGCCTCGGTTGCAAAGTTATAAATTATTCTTGAATTACTGATGATTATGGACATAAAAGATTTTACGGAAATGATAAAGCGGAAACGTGACAGGCTGGACAGTATGATGCGCCGCAAAATGCCAGTCATGGTAGGACGAATGGCCAAAGACCATTTTCAGGATAACTTCCGGCAGGGTGGATTTGTCAATGGCGGTCTTCACCCTTGGCCAAAATCCAAACGGCTGTCTTCGGGGGGTACCGATGCCGCCAGCAATTATGGTACGCTGCTCTCCGGCAGGAAGCATCTTTTCAAATCGGTCGGATATACACCTGCCGACTACCGGGTAAGGGTGTTCAACGAGGTGGTCTATGCACCCGTCCACAACTGGGGCGGCGAAATCGATGTCACCGTCACAGACCGCATGAGGCGCTTTGCATGGGTCAAGTTCTACAAGGCTTCGGGGAAAAGAAAAAAAGCCGGCACAGGGCAAAAGAAACGCATTAAACGACGTACCAAACCGAAGGAACTGAATCCACAGGCACAGTTCTGGAGAAACATGGCACTTACCAAGAAAAAGAAACTGCACATCCGCATCCCGCAGCGCCAGTTCATGGGCGAAAGCGAAGAATTGAACAGCCGCATACGGGAGAAGGTGAATCAGGAAATTACCAACATTTTAAACAGCTAAGGATATGGAAGAAGTTTTTATCGCAATCATGGAACAGATTGCACAGGAAATGCCGGAACTCTCGCTCATTGATGAGGACTACGGCCAATTGGAAATGGGGGCGGAAGAAGACCAGTACCCGGTCACCTTCCCTTGTGTATTGATTGGAAATACAAGTTCTGACTGGAACGACCTTGGATATGGGGTACAGAAAAGCGAATCCATGCTGACCGTACGGCTGGCTATCGATTGTTACGACGATACAAGCTACGCATCCGGCACGTATGACAAAGTAAGGGAAAGGCAACAGCTGGCCGAGAAATTATACAAGTCGCTGCAATGCCTGCAGTGCACGGACAACGCTTCGCCGCTGGTACGCGAGAAAAGCCGTTCGTATGCCATGCCACATTATATCAAGGTCTATGAAATGACGTTCTCATTCACACTGCACGATGAATCGGCCATGCCGTCATCTTACGGGGAATAGCTCCAGTTGGGCAGCGGTCAGGCGGGGGGCTTTCACCTTGGGAACAGGCTTCAGGTTGTAGTCTGTTCCCTCACGTGATTTCCGGCGGATGATGGTCATGATACGCTCCTCGGATATGAAGAATTCGCGCTCCGACAACACTTTTAAAGCATCGTCGAACCGCAACCGCTGTATTTCTGTCCAATAGTAGTAACGGCGGCACAGTGCCTCGTCACGCAACTTAATCAATTCTTTATCCCGTCCTTTGCCCATACGCTTTATTTCTTATACAAAAATAGCTGATTTTCATCGAATTTAAGAACAAAAGCGCCGCAATTATAACAACTGCGGCGCTTTCTGTTTACAGGGTTAACGGATTCCGGCTACAAACGGCAGAAACTGGGTTCAATGCGGGTCCATACGCCGTTTTCAGGGTTACGCCGGCTGAAGTAGTAGTTGGTGGCATTGCGCTGCACCACATTGGCTTCCTTGAACAGGCGCATGATGTCTGCGTACTCTTCATCAAACTTGTCCTCCAGTTCGTAGAGCTTCGAAATGCTCTTGTAGTCCAGGTCGCCCATCTTGTTGCGCTCCAGCAGGGTCATGGCCATCTGATACATCGGATCATCCGAACCTTTCTCGCTGTTCTGCATGTAGCGTTTCAAGTAGTCAATCAGACGGTCGGCAGCCATGTCGGCTCGTTCATCGAAGCCTTTCACCTTGTTGCTCTTCACCTCCAGCCGGAAGTCACCATCCGTAATGGTGTAGCTACGCTGTTCGTCGCTTTTCACCTGACCGTATTCCTTCATCACCTTGGTAAAGGCATCGGCTTCTTTTTCCAACCATCCGCGAAAGCCTTTGACATCCTCAACCAGTGAGGTAACTTTCGACTTCACGTCTTGCATAAACTCACCGCGTAATGCCTCGTAAGTTTCACGACGGGCAATGCGGTCTTCTTTCTCTTCTTGCTGTAGCTGGGCCATAAGGGCTGCTCGCTGTTCTTTACTCAGGGACTTGATGTCCACACTTTGGTTGTTCTTTTCCATGTTTAAATCATTTTGAATGTTTATCACTTGTTTTTTATTCTTCCTCACCATCCTGCTTTTCAGGTTCATCATCTATCAGCATGGCCTCCCCATTGGCATACGCCCAGTCGGCCAGTTCGCTGAAAAACTCCGCTGCATCCTGATTCTCCAGATCGGATGTCGTAAGGGTCACGTCTTTTCTTATGCGCTCAAGCGCTTCATGTGCTTTTTTATCCATATTTGTCTTATTTATCGGTTAAACCTCCTTTTCGTTGGATAGCCCGAAGCTTGATAGCCAGTTGTTCCAGTTCCGCTGTACTAATCTGAACAAAGGGCTTGCTGGCTATCCGGGGGTTGTTGCAGAATTCGTTCACCCGGTTCCAGTCGGTGGTGTCTATACCCAACTGTTGCATCAGCTTCAGGCAGACGCTGCGTTTCCGTCGCAGTTCCTCGCGAAGTTTCTGCCGCCATTCATCCTGCCCGGTCAGTTTCTCCAAGGCACAGCAGCAGGCTTCATATTCCTTGGATGTCATTTCACGGAGGCTTTCCGTACGGTCCCACGTGTACTGCAGAACGATTTGCTTCTTTAGCCCTTCCCGGTCTCCTGTACAGGGCAGCTTGTTGAACAATGCGTAGAACCGGGCGAAATTGGTTACTTCCTGTGCCATATTGATTGTATTAGCCAATTAATAATTGAAATCCCTTTTCCGTAATATACATATCCTCACGCTCTATCCACGGTTCTCTCAAATCATCATCTTCTTCTTTGGAATCCGAGAAATTCAAACGAAGGCTGTTTTCAAGGCTGCAATCTATTTGTTCCTCTATGTCAGCAATGCTTACATCTTCAGGAACTGTTCCTCTAAACTTTACAAGTACCGTAATTTCTTTTGCCATAATTCAATTTATCATTTATTGTTTTCTTTCTTCGTTACTTCATATCCCTTGTCTTTTAAATACGTTGCCACATAATCATCATCGCCAAGATCATTTAGCACATCAAACAGATAGCCTTTTACATACTCCGCAACAGCGTGTGCGGATGCGTATTCAATATTTTCAGAGACAAACTCAACTTTCTTGGTTCTACCCAGTCCACGGAAAACTTTTTCAATATCATTCATAATTCTACAATTTAAAGGTTATTCAAACAATACTTTAATACCACACGAACTGGCCACGTCAAGTTCCAGTTTGGCTCCCTTGCTCAGCTCCCAGTCCTTCAGCATATAGATATAGTCACAAGCCAGCAACAGGGCAATGTCAGCCCGCATGTGGGCTCTCCAATGAGCTTCATCCGGCAATCCATTCTTGAAAGGGTTTACAGGATCATAGCCTTGTGCCATCAGTTTCTCCTCGGCACGGCTGAAGGCTTCCTTGCGCTCATTCATATCATAGTGCGCGATGGCTCCGCTGATGTACACTTTTCCGGCACCGGTCGCTTCACCACGTTGAAAAGCCTTGTGTCGTTCCCACCGTTCCGGAACCACCACACTGTAGTTGCACGATTGGCAGCAGCAGCCTTCTTCTTTCACCGGGAACGGATTGTATCCGTAGCCCTCATACTCTTTGCCGCAGATGCAGCACACTTTCTTTTCTTCTTTCTTTTCCATCACTTCAAATCTTTAATGTTTATTTGGCAGGACGGATGCCATACCTGGATATTCCGGGCAAACATCACATCCCTGGTTTCTATCACTACGTGTCCCTTTGTCTTGGCCCTGCGCAGACGGAGGTCGCTTTGTATGTTACGCTCTACCCAATCGTCCACCACGGCCTCCGCCTCCTGTCCTTTCAGGAGTATCTGGTACAGCTTATTCTCCCATTCCATCATTCAAATAATCCTCCATATTATCGTCCTTCAATGTTTTGGCAGCACCTTCTTCCCATATCACGTAGGGTTCACCGGGCTTTTCCATAAAGCGGCTTTTGCACCAGGCTTTGAAACAGCTTACCATGATTTTCACATCGGCATCATATTCCACCTTGCGGGCGCTTCTACCTGCCGGATGAAGTCCCTCGGCATGGCTGATGAAGATAAACAGTTTCTTGGGATGACGTTCCTTAAACTCCTTGTAGGTCTTGTAGTTCAAACCGCTATACTGGAAACTGTCGATAATTACGATTCCGGGACTGCCACGGCGCTGCAGGCGTTCCTCCAACTGGTCCATCGACTCGCGGTCAAGGATAACCAAACGCTTGCGCACTTCGTCCATCTTATGTCGTTTCAGACTCATCTGGAACGAAAGGCCGGTGCTTTCCTCAAGGCTGTCATAGATCACGCGTCCAAAGCCGCACAGGTACTTGGCCAGCTGCATCACAAAACTGCTCTTTCCGTTCCCGCTGGCACCCCAGATAATCCACACGCCGCTTTTGGCAGGGTTACCTATCGAGGCTTGCCAATCCCCGGTAAATTCATACCGGGGTATTTTCATGTTCAGCACCTCACCGGGGCTGTAGGCTCTTTTCAGTTTCATGCTTGCATCCTCCTTAATTTTTCGATTTCGGTATATACGCGCCGCAAGCCGCCTCCGGTACTGTGAACGATCTTGGCAATGTCGGCACCGTCCGGGGCATTGATTTTTGCGACGATGGCAGCCTGTGCCTTCAGAAACTTTTCGCGTTCCTGCGCATCGTCCGGGGTCACCTTGCTGTAGGAGTCACCGTAGCGGCTCAACATTTCGGTATAGCCCACCTTCTTGCCTTCGATGGCGCGGTTGATCTTTTCCTTCAGCCCGTCGGCACCCATCATATACCAGGCACAGCAGCGCTCGGTGGCATTCCACAGGGCCTTCAGCTCAAGGAAGGCTTCATACTGCAGGTCGCCGGCTTCATCCAGGATAACCAGGGGTGTATCAATCGTGCGCAAGTAGGCCACCAGATCCTCATACACGTCGCTGTAGCGTCCGTTGCTGGTCACACCGAATTCCTTGGCAATGTAGCGTATCAGCTTCAACTTGGTCTTCACCTGGCTGCAGTCCACATATACGGCGTGCTTGTGCTGCTTCACGTAAGCTTTCGCTGTAAAGGTCTTGCCGATATTGGGCATATCGCACAGGATGGCGCTCAGCCCGCTTCCCTGGCACACTTCCAGCTGCTTGCTCACAAACACATAGGTCGGGGTCTGTGCTGCCAGCCATGGCATTTCTGTACGCAGTTGCACGCCCAGTCTTCGGGCTATGCCTACCCAGTTGGCATCACTGACCTGCTTTTCATAATTGCCCCGCTTAATGGTATTGTACACACTGGGGGCTATGCCCAGTGCCGTAGCATGACGGTTGTCACTGGGATAATTTTCACGGTCGGCGGCTATCGCTGCCACAATACGTTGCTTTACTTCATTTGTTATTTCCATTTGAATGCTGTTTTAAATTCGTTCTAACGTCGTTAATTATATCTTGGCTACGGCATCATGCTCAAAGGCACTGATGTCCATATAGGCTGAGTAATCTTCTTCCTCGGCTTGGGTAGGAAGGGGAACGGCTTCCGCCTGTACCTCTGTTATCAGTTTCGCTTCCTCTTTGGCAAGGATGCCCACACGCTTGATCTTGCCGTCCTTCATCATCTTGTCGAATTGAGCTACATACTTGGACTGTTCGGTATAGGCTGCCTTATCTACTTCGGTCTGCTCAGCTGTATTCTCATTGTAACGGGCTACGGGCTTGCAGGTGGCGATATATCGTCCGTTCTGGTAGATATATACCTCGTTGATGGTTCCGTCGGCATCGGGCAGATAATAGGCATCTACCTTGTAGTTCCTCGGCTCCAGCTTTTCGATGATTTCCGGGCTGGGCAGTCCGTATTGGTTGTACATCACCGTGCAGTAGGTGTTCTGCCGGATGGTTGTTTCGGTGTGCTGCCCGATGAACCGGTAAAGAACGGCCTTGTCCCAAGGTGCAAGGTTCGGATTCTGGTGGGCGCAAAGCACGTCCCAACGGCTCATGCCCGGATAGCGCTTTTGGTTGGGGTGAGGTTGCGCGTTGAAGGTCTGGATGGCGCGTATATCATCGGCTACCAGTTCTTCATAGCTGTAGGCCTTCACCTTGTAGGTGTTGTTCTTTTCGTCATACACCTTCTCTTCCTTCGGGCGGTTGGCTTCCAGCTTGGCCCACCAGCGACCGATACCTACCTGCGTGCGTTTCTCCACGCCGTACTTCTTTTCGCGGTTCTTATGCTCGGCACGTTTTTCACGAGAGTTCCCGGGGTTACACCAGCGGATCAAGGGGAAGACGGTACCGGCTTGCATCAAGCCGTCGGCAAAATCACTTACCAGGTGGTGTTCCACTTCCAGCTCGGCGGGGATATACATGCCGTTCCGGTCCAGGGTCTGGAACATGTTTCGCATACAGTCCAAAAACAACTCGGTAGTCTTGTACCGGTTGTAGGCATATCCAACGACAGCACCGCTCACCACATCGTAGGCATAATAGGCTTTCACACGGTTGCCGTCCTTCATCGGGCGAGGCAGGTCGCGGTCATCAAGACTCACCTTGCTCAATGAGAACTCACCGATGCTGCGCAAATGGTAGGGGCGGTAGGCATTGTTGAAATCCCATTGGCTCATGTGAAGCTTGGCTCTGAGGGCCTTGTTCTTGGGGTTGTTCAGGTAATTGGCTACCGTAGCCGGGCTCAATACCAGCGGATTTCCATCCTTGTCGGTAAAGTCTGCCGGATTCAACACCTCGCCGGTTTCGGGGTCATATAGCTCCAGTTCTCCTTGCACAAATAGATTGTACTGTTCCCACACGGTGGTATTGAAGGGCTGCTCCGGTTGGGCATCGATGCTCAGCAGCAGGCGTTCAATGTCGTAGGTCACCTTCCTTCGGTTCTGGTTCATGAACTTGCGGCTGATAAGGCTTTCGTAGCCGTTGGCCTTGAAGTCATTCACACGCTTCTTGAAGCGGTTGGAACTCACAGGCAAGGTATGTCCGAACTCTGCTTGATAGTAACTGATGGCTCCTGCCAGTTCGCCCCAGTTCACCGGCCCGGCCTTCATGGCCTTTCGCATAAACGTGGCATCCTCCATGGCACGCATCACTGCCTCAATTACCGAAGCGTTTACCGTATATTCTTGGATGTGTTCCGGTGGCAGTGTATCTCCGTTGTCAAAACGGAACCGGGTGTAAAATTCCCGGGCTTTCGCATCGATGTGGTAATGGCTGCCGAGCCAATTTCTTATAACGTCCTCTTTCATGTCTCCGTATTTTAGTTTTATCCTTTCCTGAAACCGCAGTGGCATGGTCGCTATCTCTACCAGTGCATAGCTTCCAAGCCCCTTGCCGGGTCGCACTACGTTGATTTCTTTCTTGGCCGCTAATTTCTTGTAATTGGGTACCGACAGGATGGGAGCAAGTTCTTCTTCGGAAAGAGTGGAAGGATGAACGCCTTTCAGCGTGCGGCTTCTGCTGTAGTCAGCCTTCCCGTTCACCATCACCGGTCGGTCGTCGTAGGTCAGGTCATTGTAGGATATGCACAATATCTTTCCATAATACTCCATTTCATTTCTGTTTATAAGGCGGCTGCCATCTGTTGGGTCTCGTACTGCAGCTGCATGAAGTCTGATACAAACTCACATTGGTAGGTTTCGGTCCGTTTTCCGTCCACGTACACGTCCACATCGTTGGTCTTCCGGTGGACTACCAGTTTTACACGGGGACCGAAGGTGCAGGTCATGGTTTTCTCGCACTCTTCAAAGGTGGTTTCGCAGTTCGGGATGAAGTTCCCGTCGGTCAGTTTGCCGCCTCGCTTCAGGGCAAGAGTGCGTATCCGGCGCGCCTGATCGCTGTCACGGACAAAATTCAGTGCTTGCCACACAGCCTGACGGCTGCACTTAAAGGTCTTCATCAGGAAGGTCTTTGTCTCGTTATCTGTCAAAATCTGCTTTCTCATACATCAATTCCTTTAATTATTATTATCTTTACCGCTGTTTATTAACGGTAACACCATGTTCTTACTTGAAATTTCCATTATAATAGACCCTCATCGCACAGAGGGCAAGATAACCGACAGCATTTGCAATGACATTGCGCAGAAAATAATCGATGTCCTGCTTCCGCTCGGCTTCGAGTGCAAGCGGAATACTCACTGGTATCACCCTGATGAGGAATGTGAGATGCGGGGAATCTATTTTCAGGCACTTGGCATTCAAGCAGGTATAGTAGTTGACGAATTTCGGCAATTACCTCCGCTGGTTCAGATAGCACAGGCACTGTCCTCTCTTTACGATAAGCCCGGGGACCTTTCTTGTTCTTCGCGCATATTACGGGCTGAACCATTCTCTCCGAACAGAAGAGGATAGCCGCTCTCGCTTCTTGGCTCATATATTTCAAAGGAATGCTATCCACTAAGACAAGACGTTCGCCCTTCCCATTGTTTGAAGCCCCAAATCTAAGAGTCCCTGCTGCAAGTTTCTTGTACATAGGAGTACCTATGATACTTTTCAGATTCTTTATACTGATAGACCGTTCGTAATCGTTTAAAATATATCCTTTCATATCGCTTGCTTTTTAGTCGTTATTTATAATTCCTCAATAGCTTTCCGCTTGATGTCATCCGAATCATCCGGAAGTATCTCGTAAAGGCGTGTTCCCTTTTTCAGTTCCTCAATCAGCACCTGCATGGCTTCTTCGCACGCACAGCTCACATTCTCTATCACCCGGTAGGCATCCGAGTTACTGATCGCATCCTCTGTCATGAACTGTCCGGCCAAATCCATAGCCTGGTCGGCAATGTTCTGTGTATGGGCCGCACTGCTTATCATCGTGCGAAGCTTCTGCTTGAACTGGCGTTCAGCCCTTCCTTGGTTGAATTTCTTTGCCATAATCTAAATTTTAGAGGTTAATATCGTGGGGAGCGGGGAATCGAACCCCGACGGCTTTCTACGCTTTCTCATTTTCGATTTACCAACTCTCCGGCCGTGCCTGCCGCCCCTGCCCGTCTTTCCGGGCTGCCAGTTATCCGGCAATCTATTTGCCCTCTTTTTTCTTCAGCTCTACCTGTCGAATAGCGCCCAATACCGTATTCTCCAGACACAGACAAGTCATATAAACTTCATCCCCGAATCGCACCTGCGGGTCGGGTGCAGCTGCTTTCATTTCACGGGTTATATCAACCAAAGCATTCATAAGGCTATCCAGCGTTTCCGGCTTCACCTTCAAAATCAATTCTTCTTTCATTAACTTTAATCCTTAAAATTCGCTAATCACACGCCTTTTTTGTATATTTGGCGCGCTGTTTACATCTTAAACACGCTGCAAATATAGTGATAATTTTCAACCCTCGAAATAAAAACGGGGATAATTTTCAATTATGGGCAATATTTTATCAAGAATACAAGAAATAGCCTCCAATGAGGGGATAACTATTGGCGCCATGGAAAGAACTATTGGCGCAAGTAAAGGCGTGCTTTCAAGAGCAATCAATAACGGGACCGACATTCAAGCCAAATGGCTTAGTATAATAGTTGAAAATTATCCCCGATATTCAACAGGATGGCTGCTAACTGGTGCAGGAAGCATGTTGAAAGATGATTTGAACGGCATTAAAGCAATAGACGAAGCCAATCCTTCGTTCATGCCTACCACATCCATGAACCCATCTGTCGGCACACCATACTACGATGTGGACTTTATTGGGGGATTCGATGAGGTGTTCAACTCTCAGGTAAACATACCCGCCACCAACATCGTAATAAGGGGATTCGAAAAAGCCAGCCTCTGGTGCAATGTCACCGGCCACTCCATGGAGCCCAAAATAAACCATGGCGACATCATCGCCCTGCGACAGTGCACACACAACGACATCCAGTATGGAGAAATCTATGCAGTGGTACTGGACACTATCCGTACCATTAAAATCCTGCGCAGGTCGCCGGATCCGGACAAACTGCGGTTCATCCCTATCAATACAGAGGACTACGATGAGCAGGAATTCGACAAATCACGCATCATGAATGTCTTTGAAGTCATTGGAAGCATCAGCAAGTTCTTCTAATGAGGAAGCACATGCGTCATATCACCCAACAGGCACAATAAGACGCACGCACACACTTTTAGAGGCATTTACAGAGTATCAGGATGCAAAAACAATTGTAAATCAAAGGCTTCGCGCTATATATATAATGTGTATCGATAAAACAAGTGTCGTTTTTCCTATCTGAAAACAGCGAAAAACGGCACTTATTTACATCTGCTACATTCTTTCCTATTTCGGGCGAACCCTCCAAAATCCGAAAAAGTAACCCTAAAAGTAACCCTAAACTCATTAAAGTAGTAACCCTAAACAGTAACCGTAATAGTAACCCTAAACCAAAAATTACCATCCGTAAGGGCATAAAAAAGGGGAGCCATAAGCTCCCCAATCAGCATTCAAAGAAATAACGCCTACAAGCCTTTCTAACGGCGTTATTGTGTCGTTCTAACCATTGCCTTACTACCGCCCGAAATGAGCGTAGATTGCTTAATTATAGCCTTTTTCGTGCATATTGTGCCGTTACCAGACAGTCCGGCATGAAGCAGGTAACTCTTGGTTGCACCCACCTGATCTGCTGTCAGAACCGTATAAACAGCAGATATACTGCTGAAATACCAGTCTTTCTGCTTCGTTCCATCTATTTTATGCAGCAAATGCACATGAATCACTTTTGCCATACTCGTTTCTATTATGCTGCAAATATACCAAATAATACCTATTTGGAAGAATTTCAAGTCATCATATTTGAAAATAGGCACAAAAAAAACGGCCACACAGCCGTTCACACCATCATATAACAAAATCCATCAACCCAGCCATAAAACGGCCACACAGCCGAAAACAAAGCCTTTCCAGGCCGTTTTAGCCCCATCTGCAAGCCCAATGTAAAGCAATCGCCCGGAGATCCGAAGAAAAGCTCCTCAAACGTAAAGCAGATGTAAGCCCATGTAAAGGAAAAAACCGCTTCGAAATATTCAGCCCATTTTCCAGACCACACCTAAACCCTTTGGTTCTCAAAGCCTTTCGCCCATTTTCCCCGATCATTGAAAAAACCGCTTCGTTCTATGCCCCATAGATGAGGTGTTAAGCAAGGAGTTCCTTAGCCAGTTCAAGACAGAAGCGGATGTGA